GAAGATAGTGATGACGATGAAGAAGAAAAACCAGTAGAATCTAAGAAACTCAGTAAAGAAGACCTAGAAATTGATGTCAAAGAAGACATTGATGCTATTGTTAGTGGAGAAGAACTTTCAGAAGAGTTTAAGACTAAAGCGGCTACTATATTTGAAGCAGCTGTGTCAGCTAAAGTTATTTCCGAGGTCAATGCAAGACTGCAAGTTTTTGAAGATGATTACAAAAAAGAACTTTCTGAAGCTAAAGATGAATATTTGACCAATATGTCTGAAAAGATTGATGGTTATCTCAACTACGTAGTTGAAGAGTGGATGAAAGACAATGAACTGGCTGTAGAAAAGGGAATTCGTTCAGAACTCGTAGAAGATTTCATGACCGGACTTAAAAACCTTTTTCAAGAGCACTACATTGACATTCCAGAAGAAAAGGTTGACTTAGTTGACGATCTTTTTGAGAAAGTCGAAGAACTTGAAAGTAAACTTGATGAATCCATTAATACCAATGTGGAAGTCAAACAAGAACTTGCTAAGTTCAAAAAAGAAGAAGTTTTGAGAAGTGTTTCGGAAGAACTTGCTGAGACCGAAAAGGAAAAACTCACAAAACTCGCAGATGGTATCGATTACGAAAATGATGATCAATATCAAGAAAAACTTGAAGTGTTGAAGGAAAATTATTTCCCGAAAACAAGTGATGCTCCTCAAACAATTTCTGAAGAAGTAGAAAATACTGAAACAGAAGAAAATACAGAGGAGATTGTAGATCCATCTATTAGTCATTATGTTAATGCAATGAAAAAACATAATTAATTTTTAATTTACTATAATTTTTAATTTTAAACTCTACTTTTAGGAGATAAAAAATGTATCTAGCTGAAGGACTTCAACAAAAATGGGCTCCGGTCTTGGATCATGAAGATATGCCCAAGATTAAAGACCCGTATCGAAGGGCTGTGACAGCTGTCCTTCTTGAAAACCAAGAAAAAGCTATAAAGGAGCAAGGCTCTCAAGATTCCTGGGGAATGTTGACAGAGGCAACTCCAACTAACGCTACTGCTACCGCATCTGCATCTGGAGTTGTCCAGTATCAAGATCCTGTCTTGATTTCGATGCTTCGCAGAGCAATGCCTAATCTTATTGCGTATGATATTTGTGGCGTCCAGCCAATGACCGGACCTACAGGACTCATCTTTGCAATGAGAGCGAGGTATGATTCTCAATCAACTGGTACTGAAAGCTTTTATAGTGAAGCTGATCCTACCCATGCTGGTGCAGCTGCCGCTTCTCCCGCCACACATTCAAGTGGTGGAACTGCTGGTACTGACTATGCACAAGGTGGAACTGCTTCAACTGCTGCTGGTGGTGTTACAACTGCCGCAGGTGAAGGTTTAGGTATTACTGGTACTGCTGGAACTCATGGAGATGATTTCCAAGAAATGGCATTCTCAATTGAGAGAGTGGCTGTTACTGCAAAAACAAGAGCATTGAAGGGTGAATATTCAATGGAATTGTCACAAGACCTGAAAGCAGTTCATGGTCTGGATGCTGAAACAGAACTCGCTAATATTCTTTCGCAAGAGATTCTTGCAGAGATTAATAGAGAGGTTGTTCACAACATCTATTTTGCAGCTCAAAGTGGTGCACAACATAATACCACATCAACAGGTATCTTTGATCTTGATACTGATTCCAACGGTCGTTGGTCAGTTGAGAAATTCAAAGGTCTGATGTTTCAGATAGAGCGTGAAGCTAATGCAGTAGCAAAAGCAACACGACGTGGTAAAGGTAACATCATAATCACTTCCTCAGACGTTGCTTCCGCACTTGCTATGGCAGGTGTAATGGACGGATCTGGAATTGATGACACAGGTAATTCCTTCGTTGGTACACTGAATGGTCGCTACAAAGTTTATGTAGATCCTTATTTCAGTGCATCCGCATCCAACTTCTTTGTTGTTGGATATAAAGGAGCCAGTGCTTATGATGCAGGTATTTTCTACTGCCCATATGTACCATTACAAATGGTTCGTGCGGTTGGTGAAAATTCATTCCAACCTAAGATTGGTTTCAAAACCCGCTACGGTATGGTAGGAAATCCATTTGCAACAGCAGCTAGTGCTGGAACAATTGCAGCTGGAACTAACTATTACTACAGAATTGTTAAGGTTGCTAACCTGATGTAATTCTAGAGGGGAACTAATTGGTTCTATCAAAGGGGTGGCCACAATTTGTGGCTTCCCCTTTTTTTATGCTGACTAAATAATATAGAAAGGAATATACTTATGTCAGCAATGCAAAATATGCCAGCAAATATTAGTTTACTTTCTCCAATTGGATTTAAGTTCGCTTTATCCAAATTTCCAGAAGTAACCTATTTTTGCCAAGCAGCTAATATCCCAGGAATTTCTGTTGGTTCAGTAGAAGTTGGAACTCCAATGAAAGCTACTTATTTTCCAGGAGATGAAGTTATTTTTGATGAATTATCTATTCGATTTGTAGTAGATGAAAATTTAAAGAATTGGCTTTCCATATATGATTGGATTAGAGCATTAGGAACTCCAACTGATCGAGACGTAGAACAATATGCAAAACGTAAAAATGAAGATGAACTTACAACGGAAGGAACTTTAACAATCCTTACCAGTAACATGAATCCACAAATGCATGTAAGATTTCATGATTTATTTCCACTTTCGTTGTCAGGAATTAGTTTTGATACAGGCGCGACTGATGTAGAATACATTTCAGCTGATGTATCATTTCGATATGATCTTTATGAGATAGAAAATTTACTTAAAAATGAAACATCTTATGAAGGTGCACCAGTATATTCAGAATAATAATAATTAGGAGGTGATTTGAAACTTGAAGAAATTCAAGAATTTTGGCATAAAGACCGTGAAATTGATTATTCAGAACTAGGAACTGAATCTATTAAAATTCCACAAATTCATGACAGATATTTAAAAATTTATACAGATGAGCGAATTAGGCTTAGAAGTTTAGAATTTGAATTAGCAAAATTAGTTCGTGCTAAGACAGATTTATATTCTGGTAGAATGCCTGAGGAAGACTTAGAAAAACGTGGCTGGGAACCATTTTTAGGTAGACTTCTTAAAAATGAAATTAGTAACTATATTGAATCAGATGATGATGTTATTAAAATCAAACAGCAACTTATAGTATTACAAGAAAAGATCAATTATCTAGATTCTATTATTAAAATGATCAATAATCGAGGATTTCAGATAAAGAATGCTCTAGATTGGCTAAAGTTTTCTCATGGAAGCTCATAATGTAATTATCACTAAAAAGAATGAAGTCTATATTAAAATTGATTGTGAACCATCTATTGCACAAGAAATTTGTGATCACTTTACCTTTTTAGTCCCAGGGTATACTTTCATGCCCACTTATAGAAGCCGTGTATGGGATGGTAAAATCCGTCTATTCAATATCTATAATAGATTGTTGTATGGGGGTTTATTAGAACACCTTTGTAAATTTCTATATCTTCATCAATATACAGTAAAATTTGAATCTAACTTTGAAATCACAAAATGTGACCTCAAGACAGAATTTATTGATTCATTAAAATTACCACATATTGTCAGAAAATACCAATTAGACGCAATAAATCATGCCCTTTCTAATCAAAGAACCTTATTAGTATCCCCTACTGCCTCAGGCAAATCCTTAGTCATCTATATATTAGTAAGATATCTGAAACTCAAAACATTAATTCTTGTTCCAACAATTTCTTTAGTAACTCAGATGTTTCAAGATTTTAGGAGTTACGGCTGGGATGCAGCTAATAACTGTCATACAGTTTATGCTGGAAGAGACAAAGGATCAGAATTACCTGTAGTGATTAGTACTTGGCAATCACTTTATAAAATGCCCCAAAAATACTTTGAACAATATCAAATGATAATTGGGGATGAGGCACATGGATTTAAATCTAAATCACTAACCTCTATTATGACCAAATGTATTAATGCAAAATATAGAATTGGAGCTACTGGAACTTTAGATGGGACTCAAACACATAAACTGGTTTTGGAAGGGCTTTTCGGAAAAGTATTTAAAGTAACTTCTACTAAGAAACTTATAGACGCCAAACACCTTTCACCATTTGAAATTAATGCATTAGTACTCAAGCATCCAGATTCAATTTGTTTTGATTTAAGGAAATCTAATTACCAAGAAGAATTAGAGTATTTGATATCTTCAAAAGCAAGGAATGTTTTTATAAAGAATCTAATATTAGATTTGGAAACAAATACTCTTCTTTTATTTCGTTTCGTTGAAAAACATGGACGTATACTTTACGATATGATAAAGGAGAAAGCGGATGTCAGCAATAGAAAGACATTTTTTGTATATGGTGGAACCGATTCAGACACAAGAGAGCAAATCAGACACATCGTCGAATCAGAAAAAGATGCAATTATTGTCGCCAGTTATGGTGTATTTAGCGTTGGCGTCAATATTAGGAATCTTCATAACATCGTGTTTGCTAGCCCTACTAAGTCACGTATAAGAAATTTACAATCTATAGGTAGAGGATTGAGAAAAACAGAAAAGAAGAATATTGCTACTCTTTATGACATTGCAGATGATTTAAGTTATAAAGAAAAGAAAAATTACACCTTAGATCATTTTGAAGAAAGATTAGAAATCTACAAGGATGAGAAATTTCCAGTTCGTACTTATAGAATTGCTCTTAAAACTTAATCAATTACTACTGCAGCAGATGCATCTATCTTCCCCCTCAACGTTAACACGTATATTATAACACTCGTCAAGAGTTTTGTCAAGGGGTTGACTTTTAGTGATTATATGTTATAATATTATTATGTGCTTTACAATAGGAGGTAAATAATGAAAAAGAACCCACTACATTATGTAGATAATGATCAATTTCTTGAATCTATGGTTAAATATCAAAGTGAACTTAAACAAGCAAAAGAAACTGATGAACAACTACCCCAATGTCCAGAATATATTGGAGAGTGTTTTTTAAAAATAGCTAATAGATTAGCATTTAGACCTAATTTTATTAATTATGCATTTAGAGATGAGATGGTTTCAGATGGGATTGAAAACTGTATACAGTATATGAATAATTTTAATCCAGAAAAATCATCTAATCCATTTGCTTATTTTACTCAAATTATCTATTATGCATTTGTTAGAAGAATACAAAAAGAGAAAAAACAATTGTATATAAAATATAAAACTATGGACGCT